TTCTTAGGAGTACTAATACGGTGACCATTATTGTTGTCATCACCGTTAGTAGCGTCAACATAAATGACTTGATCAAGACGAGTAAAGGCACCACCAGAGGTGATAGCTTCCCAGCTGTTACCGTCCCAGACGTAAACAGTTTTGTCTTCATCATTCTGATACCAAGTCTTACCAGTTTCCCAATCAGATCCGCTAGGCGTACCGGTTTGTACAAGAGTATCGAAACGACGTGCAGCACCTAGTGCAGTAAAGATGTTAGAGTCAGCTGCAGCAGGAGTACCTGCATCTTGCTCAGCTTGAGTGATAATGTCGGTGTTTTTAATCCGATCAAAATCAATCGTATTTTGTGCAAGACCAAGGGTAATGGTACCGTCACCATCATCACTTACAGTGATACCAGTACCATCGGTACCAATGTCGTTGGTGATAGCGTCGTCAATTTTTGCAGTAACACGGTTTTCAATCGAAGCCGTGGTTGCAATTTGATTGTCAACGCTGTTCCAAGTTTCGTTGCTAAGAATAGTTTCAGTATCTGAATCCCAGCTGTTTGCTTCGAAATACTGCTTGTTAACAGCATCTTTAGCGTTAACAGGATCAGCCATTTCGGTGATCCGGTTATCATTCATATCGACGTTGGTATCAAACTCACCGTCGGTTTTAGTTACATACTGGTCTTCAATTTCCTGCGCAGAGTACAAGACCTGCAAAAAGTCATCATTAAGATCCTGAGCACGGATGGCAGAGCCCGCAAAAAATTCGTTGCGGACTCCACTGTCAATATCCGTATCCCTAAAAATTCGTACGTTATTAGTACCACTCGGAGGAGCAGTAGTAAACGTAATTTCAGTTAGAGTTGAAAACGTGTAATCAGTGTCTTGAGTTTTTAAGGTACCTCCGACAGAAACTTTGACGTCGGATTCCTCTAGATATTCAAATGGGATTGTAAAGGTGAGGTCGGAACCGTCACCGTTGTAAAATACTTCAGTTGTAGCCATTACACATTTTAATGTTTAGGTTACGGGTGGTTATTTGTTGGTCATAGTCTGGACGTCAAACCTAGGGGCTTGACCCATCTTTTGATCAACTACGTTTCTACCAGCTTGGTAGATACGGGTTTGCAGATCGTCTTGCATTTCGAGAGGCAGTCGCAGTTCAGCAAGTTTCTTAGCTTCACGTGCAGCTGCATCAATGTTAATGTAAAGATTATCGAAGATCTTTTCATCAATATCTTTACCATCTTTCATACGCAAACCATGGATGGTATCACGCCACTCATCAGCGTCGTAGATATCCATAAGTCGGGCAATCTCATCTTTGAAATAACCATCCTTACCCATGATCTCAAATAGCTTGGCTTTTTCCTCAGCAGTGTACTTAACACCGTTCTCTGCTACGTTAAACACAGGACGGGTGTCGTACTCAATCTTCATCAAGAAATCGGCTTCAGGACGCTCACGACCTTCGTAGATCTTCATAGGCATAACCGCATTCCAACCACGAACAAACGGGTTTTCTGCGTAACCTACCTTATCACCGTACAGCCAGTCATGCAGCTCTGGCAGTGCACCTTCGGGGTCAACAAGATCAGCCACACCATTCTTGTTACGAATGTGAGCAGCCAGTTCGTTTTCGACAACTTTCAGTGCAGGTGTTATGACACGACCCAAGTCACGCCGTACACCATGCAACGGTGCAAGCGGGCTCAAGAAGTTACCAGCCCAACGAGTTTGTGCACCCTGGTCACCACGCATCACGTCAAACATGGGTTCCATACCAGCAAACATATCCCGGCTGGTCAAAGACGCTGCAAGGATAAACCATGCTTTGTTAAGGAACAGGTCAGGTTCAGAGATGCTGGTAAAGTTATCCATAACGTCAACAGTAAATGCCATCCAGTCACCGACCGGACCAAGCCAGTCGTAGCTGTGCCAGTTACCGTCATCATCCATGTAGGTTTTCTTTTGATAACCTAGTTCTTGACGAACACGTTGACGATTAGGATCAAAGTGACCGTTACCACGGATTCTGCCAGCATTCCACAAACCAAAGGCACTCATAATAGCAGCCACGCCGATAGCCTTTTTACCACGCAGTTCTGCACGCAAACCGTCAAACTCAGCCTGGGTAGGCTTAAGACCACGAGGAGTCATCAGTTTGTCCAGCTCATCGGCAGTAAACCCTTCCATCGGTGTGTTCAATACAATCTTTTTGTAGTCATCCATAAACATGGTGACAGGACTGTAAGTACCGAAGGTAGACACAACGTTAGCACTGGTTTTAGGGAACAGCACAAACGGTTTCATCCAAGGGTTAGCTTTGATAAGATTGGTAAACGACCGGACACGTGGAGTGTCAAGGTTCAGCGCAATCTCACTGGTAGCGTAATCAACGTAGTCATTTTTAATCAGACCCTTGCTGTTAAACATAGAGTCGTAGTATTCCTTTGCCTTAGCTGCAAACTGTTCTTTGGTAGGTTTAGTGATGCCTTCGTCAATGAACTCGTCGTATGCCAGCATGCGTGCACGACCGTTAGCCATGACAGCACGGGTAAAGCCGTCAAACGCAGACATAGCATTGGCACCAAACCTAAGGATAGGATTGTTACCCAGATCTTGTAAGGTTTCTGCAATTTCTAGCAGAGCTGCAGGTCCGTCTTCACCACGCTCAGACGCTGCATTAGCAAACGAACGAAGCAGTTCCATTGATTCTTCGTTACGTACAGCCAGGTCGTCACGGACCATATAGCTGACGCTGTTAGGATCTTTGGATGCCATGGTAAATACCTTACCCATGTGCTTAGTTCCTTTCATAAAGGAGTCTAGCACAGAGCTGTAGGCAACCCAACCACGCTTCATTTGACGTGCATCTAGACCGATTGCAGCACCACCAATGTGGGCAACAGGCTTGGCAATCATACCACCAACGTTACCGAACAATGCCTTAGCAGGTGTAGAGGCAGATGTCAGGATAGAGTTATAGTAGTTAGAATATAGACCTTGGACAATAGCGTTAGGAATATCAGGACGCTTGTCATATACTGCTTTTTGAATAGCAGGCAGGCTTTCTTTGATATACTCGTTGAGTTTACCCATGGTGTTAATGTCACCATCAGAGAACTCATAAGCCAGTCGCAGCGGATCGAAGAACTCAGGACGCTCATCAGCAACAGCTTTCAAAGTTTGAATGAAAGCCAGTGCTTCATCAGCAGCCTCTTGCTGCATATCGGCTGCTGTTTTAGCAGCCTCTCGGGCAGCGTCAGCAACAGCTTCAGGACTATTAGGATTACGCTTCCAAGTGTTAAGGAAGTTTAGCTTTTGACCACGCATCTTTTTAGCAAGACCAGTCTCCATGACGAGATAAGTCAAACGGTCAAAGATACGCTCTTGAGCCTGTTGGACTGCAAGAGTGCCTTCCATGTTACGTGCTTGCTCAGCGATGTCAGAAACCTGACCAGCCAAAGAATTAACAAGATATGCACGTGCCTTTTCAGCATCCATGTTGACATACTCATCAAGATATTTCTTGATAGCTTTCATGCCAGCATTAACGCCTTCATCAGTCAGTACAGCGGTCTTTTTACCGAGCCTAGTGTACTCTTCTTTGAACTCATTCAACATGAGTCTGAGCCAACCAGGATCAGCTTGTGGGTCAGTCAGCAGTTCAGCAATACGTGTACCCGCAGCGTCAATCTCATCAAAACCAATCTTAGCACCGTCAGGCAGGAAAGCATCGTACTCACCAGCTTTACGGATCTGTTCTTGAACTGCTTCAATGATCGTACGCTTAGGCAGTTGGTCTGCTTCTAAGCCATACTTAAGTGCAGCTTCAGACACCATGCTACGAAGTCTGCCGTGAACAGTACCAGCATTGTTTTGAATACGTACCTGGTCTACAGCAGCCCCTACAACACCCATGTCATCCACGCTACGCACTCCCACCTCATCAGGATGGAAAACGTCGTGTACGCCCTTTGTAGCGTCTTCTGGCATAGGGTTCTTAGTCAAAGCAAGCTGACCAATCTCATCCAATGCTTGCTCAGTTTTAGCTGTAGCAGCATCCATGTTAGCCATGAACTCTTGTGGATCAGTTTCTTCTGCACGGGCAAATGCCTTAGCAGCAGACTCATCCTTAAAGACGTAATCGGTAACAGAACGGGTACCACGGATAGCCCGACCTAATTTAACAAAGGCTTCAAGAAAACTAGATCCCATGCCAAGCATGATACCTTCGTTTCTATTCTTTTCTGCCCAGACGTCAGGTGATTCACCGTCAAGGGTTGCCCAGTCGCTAGGAATCCAACGGTAAGTTTGAGGCCAACTCTTTTTAAAATAACCAGCAAGGTTATCGTCAACAGCGTTCAGCTTGTTAGTAGAGTCAACGTAAGCACCAACACCAGTGTCAACACCTAGCTCTGCCATCCACTTACCAGCACGTGAAGTGCTAGGAAAACGCTTAGCAACAGCAGCAGCAGGACCACGAGAGGTAACTGCACCGACACCCATTTTAGCTCCTTTACGGAGCATCAGGAACGGAAGGATCATAGAGCTAAGATCACGGATGCTTTGAGCAACACCGTTCTCATACTCAGGTGCTTTACGAAGGTTAACACCAGGAAGCTTGTTGATCTCGTCTACAAAGTAATCGTTCAGACCTCTTCCCGGAGCACCAAGAATGTCCAGCGTGGTGTCAACAAAACCTACCGATTCGTTCTTACCGCTTTCAGTGCGAGGATCCTTAAGGTACATATCCTCACGCATCTTCTCTTGCTCGGTAGGACCGGCAGGTTCAGTTTGCGTAAGTTTTGGGGGAGGCTCATCTTGAACTTGGACTTCTGGATACAGCTTAGAAAGTGCATCAGAAATCTTAGCAGCGTCAAACCCTTGAGATTCTTCGAGTTGTTCAGGATCAACCTCTGTAGTTTCAGACTGTAGAGCCTGTTGCAGACCTTGTTGCAGGTCCGGCATTGTAATTTCTTCTAAGGGATCAAATTCCATTATCGAATGAACCTCAAGTAGTTACGGTTAATAGTTCCGGTATACGCGCCCCTACCTGTTTGACCAGCATAATGATAGAAATTACCACGTGGATCAAACATCGGATCGTTGTCAGGATCACGATTCCTCAGTTGAGATTGACCTTTGAAATCAGTCCGCCCTTCCAAAACCATCAGCATTTGAGCAATCTTCCTTTGCCCTTCAGGAGACGATAGTTTTTTAATCAACGCATCTTCATACCTAGCAGTCCTGTCAGTGACAACGGCTGCATATTGACCAGGACGTCTTGCAATTTCATGGAGGGTCTTACCATGACGACCTCCTGCTAGTCTGTTGATAGCAGAAGCAGCCACAGCATACTCGTCATCGGTACCTCTTGCAGCTTCACCGGAAACAATAAAGGCAAGTTCACGGAAGTCAGAAGCAGTCAAACCCTGCAGACCTTGGGGCTCACCACCTGGGAATACAGGCATAACCGCAGGCATGCCAGCACGGGTAGGCATTTGAGCAACTGGACCGTATTGACGGGTGTCAGTGTACAAGTCACCGCCGATGCTTTGGATATGTTTTAGCCAACGGTTTGCTGAACTCTTAGAGGCAGCACGTTGAAGGAAAGCTGGGGACTGCGGGACTTCACCTGGTTTAAGGATACCAAGACCCTGACCAGCTGCGATAGCAAGTTGCATAGGATTAGTAACTACAATTCTACCGATAGAATCGTTGATAAGTTTTGAAGCACGTTTTAGTTCAGGATCAACAATACCATAAACCTGGTAGTTTGCAAGAACTTCACGTGTGCGTTCATTAGTGAGACCTAGTAGTGCGGGTGTTTTAGCTACTTCAGTCAAAACACCTTGAGAGGTTTTAGCGTTAGTAGTGAGATTTGAAATGTTGTTTTGGAACGACACTTCATTAGCATCTGCTGCGTAAACTGGGAAGTTAGGAAAACTACCATTCTTCGGGTTTACATAGTATTGATGTTTCTCGTTTTTACTGTCCTTATCCCACTGTGACAAGGCAGCATCTCTGGCTTGGTCAGCAATGGCTTTAGGTGTCAGTTTTTGTTCAGGACTCAGTGCTTCGTTTTTCTCGATCAGCTCTGCGTACTTAGAATCAAAAATACGTTGGTAGTGTGCATTGACTTGTACTGCTTGACCCATAAGGTTACCCAAGGGGTCAACCATGGTCTTACGTACAGACGTACCAATAGTGGATTTGATCTCTTTAGAGTTAACAGTATACTCAGGTGACTTAACACGATCGACTTGCTTGTCTACCTTTTCACGGTACTCAGGACCAACCACAGGATGCGTGTAGTACTCAGCACTCTTACTGGCGTTACCAGTTGCCAAAGCGATCTCCGCATTGTTACGGAGTTCGTTCATCTCGTCAGCTCCATACGAAGCTACCCTTTGACCTTCATCAAGCAACGTCATCAGATCCTTTTCAGGGATACCAAGCTCTGCTGCTTTCTGACGTACAACACCTTTAAACTCAACATACTCAGCAACAGTCTTGGGTTGCTCCAAGCTCTCTTTGTTAAAAGAAGCAATAGAGAAAACAAGATCCTGTTTGTCCCCTTTCAGTTTGTTAGCCAGGTATGTACGACGCTTGTCCTTATAGGTACGCATCAGCAGAGCAGCTTGACGCGGAGCACGTTGCATAAAAGTCTGACCATCTTCGGTCTGAGCCTTCATGATAAACTCACCAATTGGAAACTCAGCACCGTTTTCAGCGGCGGTACCGATGTCACTAATCAGTCTGGCAAAAAACTCTTTTGGTGTATTAAGAAGGTTGATGCCTTTCTTATCGTACATGCTTGCAGCATTAGTTTGAAACTTACCTAAGGATTGAAGATCACCTTTTGCAAAGTCTTCAAACATAGCAGTGTAGCCAGCGTTGAACCGTTTGGTCCCGTCGTTAGCCCTAGTTTCACGCGAGTATGCTCTAGTGATTTTGGCGTCGGTTGGAAAACCAAGAGCCATTTCATCTTGAATCAGATCGTTGTTAGTATCTGCCAAAAGCTCATGCCCCATAAACGCTGTGCGTAGGTGAGACATAATTTGTTTGTGCTGGAAGTCAGGCAGATCCTTTTGGTTGATAGCAACCTTGACCATACCACCTTGACCATCCTCCACCATCACTTCAGTGTCGTTTGTTTCAAGCTGTGTTGTCATCCATTCAGGATACACATTTTGGAACATGTGACGGGCAGTACGTCGGCGCAAAGCAATCTCTCCGTGATTAGAGAAATTAAGGATACCACGAACAGTGTCGTAGTTATTGGTTTGAGCGGCTACCTCGGCAGCAGCGCCTTGGATCTGACCATCCCGTGCCTTTTCGTTTTGCTCAATAGCCATCAATTCCCCATTCTGAGGAATGAGACCCTGTTGTAGCATCTGATAATATCTATCATCAGCACGTGCCAGTTGAATAGCAACGTCTACTTCTTGAACAGCAGAAAGAGTTTTAACAGTTTCAGGCAGCAGCTCAGCAAACTGACCAATGACTTCACTTGTCGAAAGTTTCTTAGGCTGTTGACCATACAAAGCTTCAGCATTCAGCTTTCCGCTCTGTTCTAAGTTAGCAAAGCTACGTTGAATAGCTCCAAGATTTTGTTGCAGAGATGGGTTAGGATCAGGAAGCTGGAGTGGATCGAACTCTTTAGATCGAGCAGCTGACTGAAACTGAACCTCTGAAAGTTCTGGTAGTTTCATAGTTTATCCCGTAGGATTACCCTTGTTGAATTTTCATTTTACGGAAAGCAGAGTCAGGGTTAAACGCAGTATCAAACTGTTTATACATACTGAGACCAGATTGAATACCACCCATAACCTTCATTGCAGTGTTGAAGAAACCACCGCCTTGGTTTTGAGTATAAGGAGGGATGTATCCACGTGGAGCCATCTCAGAGATAGGACCACCATCAATGATCGGCGCACTTGCAGAAACGTTAGCTTGAGCCAACGAACCACTGATACCACCAACATCACGTCCGTACTGGCGTTGTGCACTGACGACACTTTCAATAAACTTAGCGTTGTTACGACCGTAGTCGCCTAATGTTTTGATAGCCTTAGCCCGATCTGCGCTCCTCCCATAGGATTCAGTAGCAGCAGCGTAGCCCTCAGCTTCCATAAGTTGACGCATCATACCTTCCTTTTGGAAAGCAAATGCCATCATCTGTTCACCAAATTTAGCTTGTTCAGTTTGAAACGAAGCGTTTGCTGCTGCAAAGTTTTCGTCAAACTGTTTGTAAACTTGCTCTACCTTGCGCTCAAAAGCACGTTTACGGTATGCATTCATTATCTCAGTTTTACGCTGAGACAAAAGATTGTTGTAAGCTGCTGCGCCAATCTGTGCAGAACGATCTTGTACAGGTTTGCTACCGAATATCGACGCAACACCTTGAACAATGCCCAGTCCGGCGCTTATTGCTCCGATTGCCATAATGGTTTAGTCCAATAAAATTCTCTTAGATTTGTGCTGACATACCAGTCAGGATGCCATCGTCGCCACCTTGAAAACGTTTTCCATTGTTTTTCTGGATCGGCGCTAGTACAATCAATGAAGATCGTATCTCCTGCTGGTATCAGCCACCGCAATCTAAGGACTTCATTGAACCCACGTGGGATTGTTTTGAAGCCCTCAGTACCGGTCATAATCCTATTCAGACTACGATAGCGTCGATTACGTTTACCGTGATACCAGTCGTTTATCTGTCGTCGTGATTTACCTACAGCAAACCCGACTCTCCAGAGCACACCACCACTTGCAGAAGATTGCCAGGGTTCTAGAAATACTTTACATATATGCTTACCAACTGTGATAGTCGATGTAAGCAAAC